TTATCAATGGAGGATATTTTTTTGGGACCAATATTAAAAAATAAACCTTCAAGTAAATATTATTACAAACATTTAATAAAATGGTATAATCATATTATTAAGAAACATGATTTAAGAAATGGTCATATAATTGACAAATATAATATATTAACAAAATCAATAAAAAATGAGGAAGAGTAAAATCTTCCTTTTAATTAATAGGAGTAGATATGTTTAAAATACTTAAGTATTTAAAAAAATATAGAATAAGTGTCGTTTTTGTTATAATGCTAATATTATTAAGAGGTGTTTTAGAATTAATTCTTCCAAATTATATGGGAAAATTATTAAATAGTGCCTTGAATGTTCAAAAACCTGATAAATTAACAAGTTTTAATGATTTTATTAATTTATTTCAAAACGAAGAATGGCGTAACCTGTTAATAATAGCTTTGTTGATGTTATTAATTGTCCTACTAATTGTAATAGTTACAGTGGCATCTAGATACTTTGAGTCAAAAGTAGCATCCGGATTTGCAAGAGAACTTAGATTGGCAGTATATGAAAAAGTAGAAAAATTTTCTTTAGATGAAATGGATCAATTTACAATACCATCTTTAATAACTAGAACTACTAACGATATTCAACAGTTACAAGGGTATATAAACTTTATTATTGGATTTTTATTTTTACAACCTATTATGGCTGTGGGTGCAGTAATAATGGCCTTTAGAATTAATGCAAATTTAGCAACCATTTTATTTGTCTCATTATTATCATTACTTATTATTCTATTAACAATATTTTTTATAGTTATGCCTTATTTTTCTAAAATGCAAAAATTAATAGATCAAATGAATTTAGTAACACGAGAAAATTTGACCGGATTGAGAGTTGTAAGAGCTCACAACACACAAAATTATCAAGAAGAAAAAATTGACAATGTAAATAAACAAAATAAGGAAGTAAATATTTTTGTGGGAAGAATGAGCGCTTTATTATGGCCTTCTTTGGGGATCATTCAAGGTTTTACTAGTCTTGCAATGATTTATTTCGGAACGAGACATATTAACTTTTTTAACCAAACAGGATTATCACCAGATGAGTTAATGATGCTGCAACAATATAGTATGAGGGCTATTATGAGTTTGATGTTTATAACGATGGTATTTATTATGATACCAAGAGCTAGTGTTTCGGCTAATAGAATTATGGAAGTCTTAGAAATGGAACCTAAAATAGTTGAAACTAAGAATCCAGTTAAATTAAATAAAAATATATATGGTAATATTGAATTTAAAAATGTTACATTTAAATATATAAATGCAAACGAACCAGTTTTAACTAACATTAGCTTTAGAGTAAAAGCAAACAAGACTACAGCTATAATAGGGTCTACAGGAAGTGGTAAATCTACTTTAATTAATTTAATCCCTAGGTTTTATGACGTTACTAAAGGAGAAGTTTTAATAGATGGTATAAATGTTAAGAACTTAAAATTTGATGATTTATATAGTTTAATAGGTTATGTTCCTCAACAAGGAATATTATTTAGCGGAACAATAAGATCGAACATTGCTTTTGGAGAAAATAGTAGTGATAAAACGATTGAATATTCTTCAAAGATAGCACAAGCTAAAAATTTTATTGAATCATTTAAAGATAAATATGATTCTAATATTTCACAAGGCGGAACCAATGTTAGTGGTGGACAAAGACAAAGATTATCAATAGCGAGAGCAATTAATAAAAATCCAAAAATCTTAATCTTTGATGATAGTTTTTCAGCGTTAGACTTTAATACGGATAAAAAATTAAGAAATGCTTTAAAAGAAGTTAAGGCTACGAAAATTATAGTGGCTCAAAGAATAAACACTATTATTGATGCAGATCAAATAATTGTTTTAAACAATGGAAAAATAGAAAGTATTGGGACTCACAAAGAGTTATTAAACAACTCAAATGTATATAAAGAAATTGCTTATTCACAACTTTCAAAGGAGGAGTTAGAATATGAGTAATAAAAATGAAGCTAACAAAACTTCTCCTAAAACACCTAGAAGCCGTAGTGGTTATTATTCCAAAGCTAAAGATTTTAAAGGAACATTAATTAAGTTAAATAAATATTTAAAACCTTATTACATAAATATATTCTTTGCAGCACTCCTTTCAACTATTGCAGCATTAATGACAGTGCTGGGACCATATTTCATTGGTAAAATGATTACTGAAATAGAAAGAGCTTATAGTGCAAAAAGAGCCATTGGTATAATAAAAATATTTGGTATTGACTTTAAAATGCACACTTTGGCTATAACTGTATTGTTAGTTTATTTAGTAAGTTCTAGTTTTAATTTTTTGCAAAATTATTTATTAATAGGAATGACACAAAACTTAACTTATAATTTAAGAAAAGAATTAACTGAAAAAATTAACAAACTTCCATTAAGTTATTTCGATAAAGAACCTTTTGGTGAAGTGTTATCAAAAGTAACTAATGATGTTGATGTAATTAATCAAACTTTAAATCAAAGTTTATCTGAAATATTTAGAGGGTTTACATTAATAATTACCATGATTACCTTAATGTTTATATTAAGTTGGCCTTTGGCGTTGATAGTCGTTACTACAACTACAATATCATTTTTTGTTGCCAGATATTTTATTAAGAAATCACAAAGATATTTTAGAAGTCAAGCAAAATATTATGGGGAACTTACAGGACACATCGAAGAAGTATATAGCGGACAAACAGTTGTAAGAGTCTTCCAACATGGTAAAGAGGCAAAAAGGGAATTAAAGGATATTAACGATAATTTATTTGATACAGCATTGAAATCACAATTTATTTCAGGAATTATGATGCCAATTCAATTTTTTCTAAGCAATATAAGTTATGTTTTAGTAACATTTGTCGGAGCAATACTTTATGTTACTTTTGGAATGGAAATTGGACTAATACCAACTTTTTTACAATATACAAGACAAATTAATCAACCAGTTCAATCAGTAGGTAATATTGCAAACGTACTTCAGCAAACAGCAGCAAGTGCAGAGAGAGTTTTTAGTCTTTTAGATGAGGTAGAAGAAGAAAATGAAGGATATAAAACATTGTCCATAAAAAAAGATAAAGTAGTTGGTAATGTAGAATTTAAAAACGTTTATTTTAATTATTTGCCTGATGTCCCTGTTATTAAGGGTTTTAGTGCTAATATAAGTGCTGGACAGATGGTTGCAATTGTTGGACCAACAGGAGCTGGAAAAACTACAATGGTTAATCTGTTAATGAGATTTTATGAGGTTGACAAAGGAAAAATAACTATTGATGGGAATAATATAAAAGATATGAAAAGAGACAATGTTAGAAATCTTTTTGCAATGGTTTTACAAGATACTTGGTTATTTGAGGGTACTATTTTAGAAAATTTGACATACGGAAATAATGTTTCATTTGATAAAGTTAAAAAAGCAGCCCAACTATCACAGGTTGATCATTTTATAAACTCTCTATCAGGTGGATATAATTTCAAATTAACTGAAAATGGTGCTAACATTAGTCAAGGACAGAGACAATTGTTAACTATTTGTAGAGCAATGCTTAGAGAAAGTCCTATGTTAATATTAGATGAGGCAACATCTAACGTTGACACAAGAACTGAGTATTTAATACAAGAAGCAATGGATAATTTGATGAAAAATAGAACTAGTTTTGTTATTGCTCATAGACTATCCACAATTAAGGATGCTAATCTGATTTTAGTAGTAGATAAAGGAAATGTTATAGAGCAAGGAACTCATGAAGAATTAATAAGTAAAAGGGGTTTTTATAGTAAACTTTATAATAGCCAATTCGAGAATTAATATAAGGGACAAAGAAAGTCCCTTAATATTAATTTTCCTCTTTACTTTTCATAAATTATAGGTTATAATTATATATGGTAAAAATATTTGTTCGCGTAGCTCAGCTGGATAGAGCAATAGCCTTCTAAGCTATCGGTCAGGGGTTCGAATCCCTTCGCGAACGCCATCATTGAAATGTCAAAATGCTACGGTCAAACGTGGCATTTTTTTCACTTTATAGGGCTTTTAAGGCCTTTTTTTATTAATTTGAGCTAATATTGCTATAAATATACAAAAGCCACACGGAAAAAAGTGTGGCCATATTAAACCCTGAAGCACAAGGACTCGAGATTATTATTTTCTTAGACACAGGGACTCGAAATTTTAACTAAAATTTACTTGGTCTGAGGCGCAGGGATTCGATGTTGTACTTCGTATTTTACTACTCTATCGCACAGGGACTCGAAATCTTAGTAAAAAAAATTAATGATTAGATTATAAAGAATCTCCAATTAACATTTAAATGTAGTCTTGTTTGTGAAAATTGAAAGACTCCATTATAAAATTCTTTTGATTTAAGTAATGAATAATAATCTATATCATCATCAGAGATATTAGATAACTTAAGTACTACGTTTAAGTTTTCTCTATCTTCTACAATTACTAAATTGAATATGTCCTTAACATCATATTCATCTAATTGTTTTAGTTGTTTTAAAAATATTTTCAAACCACTATCGTAATTATAGGACATTATTTGATAATGTTTTAAATTTGTTAATTCAATATTAAGTTCAATTAAATCGTTATTTATCTGAGCCATCATTTCTTCTTTAGCATCGTCTAATAAACTAGAAGAAGTGATGGCTTTTTCTTTTTGTCTTAATAAATAAATGTTTGATTCTAATAACTTTATATCACTATTAATTGATGACTTTTCTAATGTGTCTTTAAAGTGTTTATCAACTTTGTATTTGAAATTGATGTCGCTATTTATTTGTTTAAATAAGTCTTCAAATAAATAATCCAGTTGTCTATAATATACGTTTTTAACATTTAGAATTCTATCTTCTGACTTGTCTAATAGTTCTAGTAATTTAACTTCATAAGGTGTGTTTCTATGATTAATTTTAGTCCTATAAAATTTGTTTGCTTTTAATGAATAAACAAAGTTTGCATATAAATGTTCAATTTTAACTTCATCATCATTAGGACCAAATTTAACTCTTCGTTCTTTTATAATGTTTTGTACTTTATCAAAAGTATCTCTATCAACTATTGCATCGTGGTTATCATGAACATAATACATTGGCTTTGTTCTATTAACAGTAGAAGCTCTCATTCCTATATCTTTAACTGTTGATTTTTGTAATCTCATATCACCTACATATTTTTCATTTCTTAATGTTTCTCTAATTACTGTAGGTGAGAACTTATCATTGCCTGTTCTAGTTTTAATTCCTAGTTCATGTATTTCATTTATTATCTGGTTAATCTTATAACCTTCTAAAAACAGGTTAAATATTAATCTAACAACTTTAGCTTCATCTTCATTAATAATGAAGTTACCATCTTTAATAGTATAACCATAAAGTCTAGGAGTAGTACTGTCACCATTTTTCATTTTTGTTTTATAAGTCCATAGAACGTTATTACTTATACTTTTTGATTCCTCTTCAGATAATGAACTAAGTATTGTTAACATCATATCAAATGATGGATCCGTACTAGATATATTCTCATTTTCAAAATAAACCTCAACATCGATATTTCTTAACTCCTGGATTGTTTCTAAACTATCTACAACGTCTCTTGAAAACCTAGATATTGATTTAGTAAGTATTAAATCTATTTCACCCATTTTAGCAAGCTCAATCATTTTATTAAATCCTGCACGTTTTATTATATTAGTTCCACTTTTACCATGGTCACTAAATATACCTGCATATTCCCATTTAGGATTATTCATTATCTTATTAAAGTATGTTGTTGTTTGAAGTTTAAATGAACTGTATTGTAAATCTTTAATAGTAGAAACTCTAACATAAGCTGCTACCTTTTTAAATTTAATATTACCGTCATTATCTATTGTTTCAAATACTGGTATTGTTGTTATGTTTAAATCATTCATTTAATTCCACCACCTTATAGGTTATATTTTTATCTAAATATTGGTCATAATGTGACATCGCATATAATACTCTAGCTTCTTTAATAATTTCTTTATTTTCTAAAATTCTATCAACGCTAATTTCACTAGTATTTAATATGATTAATGGATCACTTTCTTTATCAATAACAATTAATTTAATTAAGCTTCTAATAATAAGAGATTCAGTAAAGTCTTTAGTAGGTTCAATAATGTTTTTCATTACTTCATATTTATTCATATTACTGTAGAAGTCAATTGATTCTTTTTTAAGTATTAATAACTCTTTATTTAACTTTTCTATTTGTTCTTTTCTAGATTGATATTCTTTATTAAACTCATCATCTAAGAATTCATTTTCTTTTAGTTTTTCTTTAACTAAATTATCTAGTGAAGTTTTTCTCATTGTTATTTCTTTCTTTAAGTCTGCAGTTGCAATTTTAATGTTTTCATAATTAGTAGAAGCAGCAATATGCTCAGCTACTATATCATCTAAATTATAAGCTTTAGCAAAAGTATCAATTACTTCATTAACTAAAGATAAAACTAAATCGTTACGTACAGGCTTGTTATCACAAGCTATTTTAATTTGTGGAGCATGATTACAATTAAGCACAACTCTTTGACTAGGCCTACCATAACCATGCACATGCCTTTTCATTGGCCTATTGCAGCAATCACAATAAACAACACCAGTTAAAGGATAACTACTATTAAGATTATGTCTATTACGTTTGTTAGCATATTTTAATTTAATCTTTTGTTGAACTAGATCAAATGTTTCATTCGATACAATTGCTGGATGACTGTTTTCTACATAATACTTTGTAGCAATATTGTCATTAACAACTCTTTTGTGAGTTAGGTAGTCAATTGTGATTGTTTTTTGAAGTAAAGCATTCCCTGCATATTTCTCATTTTGTAATATTCTTAAAACAGAAGTAGAATCCCAATTAACATTACCTTTAACAGACTCATATCCTTTCTTATTAGCGACCATTGCTATTTCATGAGCAGAATACCCTTGAAGAAATAAAGTAAAGAATTCCTCAACTATTTTAGCCTCATCTTCATGGATTGTTATATTACCATCATCATCCTTTTCATACCCTAAAAAGTTTTTAGGAATAATAGTCACTCTCCCCTCTTTAAATTTCTTATTAATACTCCATTTAATGTTCTCAGAAATACTCCTTGACTCTTCCTGAGCAATTGAACTCATTAAAGTTAAGAAGAAGTCCATCTTTGGATCATTTGAATAAATGTTTTCTTTTTCAAAGTATACTGTAACATTAACTTCTCTAAGTTCCCTTACGGTATTGATGATGTCTACAGTATTCCTTCCAAATCTTGATATTGATTTAGTAAGTATTAAGTCAATCTTACCGTTTTTTGCATCTTTAATCATTTTGATAAAGTTTTCACGCTTTTTAATTTGTGTTCCTGATATTCCTCTATCAGCATACATTCCTGCAAATATCCATTGATTGTTATTTGCTATTCTGGCTTTATATTCTGTAATCTGATTATCAAAACTATTTCTTTGATCTTCCTCATCTGTTGATACTCTAGCATATGCTGCTACCTTTTTCTTTATTGGTTCTGGATTAGCTTTAGAAGCAATAAATGGATTAATAGTTTCTATAACAGTTACTCGCTTTCTATTCTCTTGCATTATATAACCTCCCTTTTTCATGTAGCATATTACAATTAGATTTTCACTAAAGCAAGTTAATGTTTGATGTAATTCTTATATCTTTTGATAATCTTTGCATTACTTCCTGCCATTGCTCATAAGTGATTTTATCTTCCATAAATAAACTTAATAGAAGGTTTTTTATATATTCATATTTTAAATTCATCTTGTGCCTTTCTAAAAGTACTAAAAATAAAAAAATAGCCTTTATGTATTTAACTACATAAAAGCTACTTCCTCATATAAAAATCGGAAATGCACATTGATTCGATCTATCGTGAATTAGTATATCACATAATTTTTTATAAGTCGTCCTCTTAAGGTGTACAAATTAAAAGAATGTATCTTTCTCATATTCCTTATTAATTGTAGCAAGAAGTGAACCCATTATTGCTAATTTGTTTTTATCTTTTTTATCAATCTTAATTACATTACCATTATTAAAGAAGAAGCCATCTCCATCTTTAGCATAGTAGATTGTTGCTACATATATTTTTTTATTAAATTCAAATAATAGTTCATGGTCTTTCATATACGAATTATTAGTTTCAAATATTTTTACTAAGAAGTTATCATATTTAACTGCGATTAAACTTGAGTTAAATGATGTTAATTTAACAAACTCATCAGTCCAATCAAAATGATTCTCGTATTCCACTAATGTAGGGAATTTGATTATAGGTGGTTTTAAGTTAAGTAAAGCAGAAGAAGTAATGAGTCCTATATCAACTCCATAAAAGTCCGCTAATATCTTTAAATTTCTAACTGATATATCCGATGTTCCTTGTTCGTAATTAAAATACGCTTGTTTAGATACACCCAATACATCAGCAACACTCTGACCTGATAGTCCCTTTTCTTTTCTTAAGTAAGCAAGGTTGTCCATGATAACTTGTTTTAAGCCATCATATTGTTCTCTGAAATCTACATAATTTGTAATAAAAACTCCTCCTTTAGAATAATAAGATATTTTTATATTGTCAATGTCGAATAGACATAGTCATATCTTATAATCAAATATTATCACAAAACATGTGAAAAGTCTATATTTTAGTCTAATTTTACTTGACTTATGCATTATGTTGCTAAAACTTCTTTTTTTAATATAACGAATCTTATACAATGTAATCATGGCCAAAAATTTCACAGTGAAAATTAGGAGGGATATACTAGTGAATAAACCAGCAAAAAGAGATAATTTACCATATCTAAGAACATATTTAAATAAACATCGTGTTAATGCAAAACTTAGTGGAGACGATTTATCTTTAATGCTTGGAGTAAGTAAAAGTTACTACTTCACGTTAGAACATGGAACTAGAGGACACAGACTTTCAGTAGGATTGTTAAATGAATTAAGTGAAGTATTAAATGTAGACGTACATTTATTACTCGATCAAGAATTAAACTATATTACTGAAAGAAAGAAATACAAAGATTATAAGAGGAAAAAAGAAAAGTAGGAATAAAAATGGAGTTTGAAAACTTGAAGTCCTTATTTGATGAATATATAGAATATAAGGATGTTAAAGAATATACCAAGAACTCATATAAAAAAAGTTTACTTGTATGGTATGACTACATAAAGGTTCGATCTATCAAATCACCAAAACGTAATGATGTACTAAACTATAAAACTTATTTATTTAAAAAAGATTTAGGATCTGCATCGATTCAAAGGCACTTAGGAATACTAAGTGGATTCTATAGATATTGTAAAGCGCATGATTATTATGATGATATTACATACGAAGTTAAAGGGGTTAAAATAAGTCCGACTTTTAAAAAGCAGGCACTTTCAATCCCTGCAGCAAAGAAATTAATAAAAAGAGTTAAACAAGATGCAACCACAGTTCAAGGTAAAAGAAATTATGCCATGATTGTTCTATTATTAGCAACAGGAATTAGATCCAACGAATTAGTAACAGCAAATGTTGAGGACATTGATCTTATAGGTAGCGACTATATTATTAGAGTAAAAGGAAAAGGTCGAGACGAGAAAGACAGTCCAGTAAAATTATCAACAGAAGTTTATGAGATATTAGAAGATTATTTAATAGAAAGAAACAATGACCACGATGCATTGTTTATTACGCATCATTTAAGATTCGGGAATCATAGAATAAGCAATAGACGATTAAGAGAAATAGTAAAAGAGTATTTAGTACTAATTGGGTATGATTCAAAAGCATACTCAACACACAGTCTTAGACATACTTTCGCAACAACAGCACTTACAATGGGTGCTACAATTTATGAAACAAAAGGAGCGTTAAGGCACAAAGACATATCAACAACTCAAATATATGTACAAGGCTTAGAGATGATGAATTCTGATACACACATAAAAGTTAGTGATGCCATATTCAAGAAAAAGAAATAGGAGACGACAGAATGGCGTTTATTAGAAAGTTAAAGGATGTAGATTATGGTGAAGTAAGAATTGCTATAACTGCAGAAGATAAAGTTTTATATTGTTTACTTGATTTATGCAAACTTTTAAAGTTGAATATGCATAACGTAATAGCGTTGTATGGTAATAAAGAAATAACTTATTTACATTTAGAAGAAAATAACAAAAAGGTTAAAAAAGCCTTTGTTAATGAGAATTGTCTTAGGTATTGTGTTTCACAAAGTGAATGTGAAAAGGCAGACTTTATTTATCTCTGGCTCACAGTAGCAACTGAAAAGTTTAATGCAATATACAAAGATTTAAAACCAGAAGATTTAAGCGATCTATCACTAGCAGCTAAAGTCTTAAATAAAATTAATGAATTAGAAGTTAGATTAACTATTCAAGGCATGAAAATAGAAGAAGATAAAGAAAAGGTAGAACTATTAAATAAAATATTTGGTACAACAATTCCAATATGTTTAGAAATAGTACCTATGCGACTAAAAGTTAAAAATGTTAATCTAACAACAGTTTTAGAAATTCTAAGAGAAGCTGAAATAATTAATGAAGACAATGTTCCTGCACAAAAGTATATTGATGAGGGTTATTTTAGAAAAGTAAAAACAATAGTTGTTAAAAAAGCAGATCAAAATGTTAGAACAACAACGCTAGTATATGAAAAAGGAATAAAGCTCATTGAGAATCTACTTAGAAAGAGGTATGGTAACAATGAAAGACCAAAGAAGAGAAATAGTTTATAGCGTAACAGAATTAATGGAAATATTTAATGTTTCAAGAAGAACGATCCATAGATGGATTAAAAAAGGACTACTTAAAGCAACAAAGATAGGTAATGAGTTTAGAATACCTAAAAAATACTATGATGAATTTATAGAAAACATTACAGTAGTACCTGATAAAAAGTAAAATATAAAAGGGAGATAAAAAATGGCAAGACCTTACAAACAAGGACTTGATTACTTCCCTTTAGACGTATCATTTTTTAGAGATAGTAAAATCAGACGCTTACAAGCCAGTGCTGGACCACTAGCTGTATATCTTTATGTAAAAATACTTACATTAGTTTATGAAAATGGTTATTATATAGAATTAGATATTCATAGACTTGCTGAAGATATACAAATAGATATTACAAGATGGACTAAGGTCGAAAATGTCAAGAGGTTAATTAACGCCTGCGTGGATTGTGGCTTATTGGACAGTCAACTCGCTAGTCAGGGTGTAATTACTTCTGTGGCTATACAAAAACAATTTTTAGCGTCTACTACAAGACGTAAAAGAGTAGACACATCTAAATATTGGTTGTTAGAAGAAACTCATGAATATCATGAGGCTTCTTTTAACACGTCTAAAATGGCAGTAATTAGCGATGAACTTATAGTTAATGTTGACAACAATGAAGTTAATGTTGACACAAACAAACAAAGTCAAAGTCAGAGTCAAAGTAAAAGAGATAAATTGATAAATTTAGATAAAGGAGTTTATGGCGAGCCAAAACTCCATTTTATAACAAATGTTTTAATTAAGAATAAATATATTGGTAATAATGATTTACTTATTGGTAAGTTTAATTTATTAGTTGAAGATTTAATTAATAGATATGGTTTTAATGAAGTACTAACTGTAACAGATTATATTGTTATGTATTCTAAGAAAAGTCATATTAATATTGAAAATCCATATGACTACTATAAAGCAAGTGCTGAAAGAAACTTAAGTCAAATGGTATCAAGACAAAATGGAGGTACATTTAACATTGAAAAAGAACTTAAGAAACTCACTAAAGAATTGGGTAAAGAAAATTAAATGGATTGAATATGAATTAATGGAATTAGAAGATGAGTTACATACTTATGAAAGTAATATGTTTTATTATAGAAGTCCATCATTTGAACCTAGAATATCATCTAATAGTTTTTATCAGAGTAATTTGGATTTTTGGATTGATAAAATAATAAAAATAGAAGATAAAATTAATAACTACAAAAAGGAAATTAAAAATTACAATAAATTTATTGAAAAACTAATTACAAAAGAAAAAATCTTATTTGAATCGTATTATATAAAAGAGCTACCAAATAAAGAATGTATGAAGGAAGCAGGTACGACACAATATATGTTTTACTACTACATGGATAAAATATTGATAAAATATTATAACAATGTTTAAAGATGAACAATAAAAACAATAATTATGTAATTTAATAAGCACTTCATAAATTTGCGTTGTCATGGTATAATGAAATATGAAAAAATTACTATTACTAAGGAGAGATTTATAGTGAGTTTGATTTATAAAGAAGATAAAAATAAAAAGAAAGATAAAAGTAGCAATTCCTTTTTAGTTGATTTTAATCTAGAAACTTACTATCAGTTATTAGATGATCTTGGCCTAGATGATACATGGAATTTAATAATTAAAGAATTGAGAAATAACACCTTGGCTGAAATAAATAAAACATTTCTTCATTTTGATGATATCGGTGAATTGTATGAAATAGGTTTAGCTTACACTAATAAAATTCAAAAAAAGGAAATGGGTAAATATTATACTCCAACTGATGTTTCAAATGTAATGGCTAAATTATTATTAGAACAAGAAGACATAACTAAGTTAGCTGACGTAGCATGTGGTACAGGAAATCTTATTATAGAAGTAATTAAGGAAATAAATAAAACAAAAAAGCTAGACGTTGTTAACTTTATTAAAGAGGGTAATTTATATTTATATGATTTAGATTTACTTGCAATTAAAATATGTGTTGCGAAAATCGAATTATTATTGGATGAAGACTTAATTGACTATATTAACATCATACCAGGGGATTTTTTAAATAAAAGTATAGAATTGCCAAATGATGTAACTGTAATAACAAATCCTCCATATAGTTTATTTAAGACTTTTAAAAGAAGTTGGACTAAATCAGAGGTGGCAATGCAATCAAAAGACTTATATGCTTCATTTATTGATAAAATACTAGATAAGAGTATATGGTCTGTTATAGTATCACCACAATCATTCCTGGTTTCTGACAAATTTTCTTTATTAAGAGAAAAAATAGGACAAAATTTTAGTGGTGAAATTTTTTCTTTTGATAACGTACCAGGAACATTATTCAATGGTAGAAAACATGGTATTTTTAATACTAATAGTGCTAATGGTGTAAGAGCATCAATTTCTTTGATTAAAAATAATGGAATTACAGGATTTAGGCTAAGCCATTTAATCAGGTTTAGGTCCGAACAAAGAAAAAACGTAATTAACTTAAGGTTTCTTAGAAGCAAATTAGGTCGAATTTCACAAGACTTATCAAGACCTTTAAAGATATTTAAAGAGCTTGAGCCACTAGTTTATGATGTATTAAATAGCAATCATATGACAGTTGCTGATTTAATAGAAAGTGATCCTAAAAATCAGAAAGATGAATTAAGATTGAGTGTATCAACATCAGCAAGATATTTCACCGTTGTAAGTAAAAGTGAGTTAGATAGAAATGGACAATTCCAAATATATGCTAAAAATAATGACTATTTATTAATATTGTATGCATTGTTAAGTTCTAGTTATGTATATATGTGGTGGAGAATTTATGATGGTGGAATATTGTTTACAAGAAGATGGTTGATGAAAACACCAATAAAAAAGGAAATACTTAATAAAAACAAGGAATTAGATGATATAATAATAAATATGATTAAAAATGAAAGAAACTATTTATCATACAAAAAAAATGCCGGAAAGAAACAAGAAAGTATTAAATTCCCAAATAAATACAGGGAAAAGTTAAATCAGGTATTATTCCCCAAATATGCAGAAAAAATGGAATTAACACATAGAAATAATGAGGTACTAAGGAATGCCAAATAATAAATCATTAATTTATTTATTTAATAAAATTTATAATGGTGGAGATCTAATTAATATTATTACTACCATTACAAAAATTAAATCCATGAATAAATATTATAAAAATAACTTCACAAGGTATGATAACTTTGAAGAGTTGTTATTTAATATGGGTAGTTTAAGAACGGAATTAGAAAAATCACATTCAGCATTAGCAGAATTTGAAAAACAATATAATCGTAATTTAGCATTACAGCCAGCAATCTTAACAGAATGCTTCATATCTCAAACATTAGCAAATATTTTAGGATTAAATAATTTTTTAGATGCCGATGAAAATGAGGAAAATATTCCTGGTAATTTACTTATGGCTCTAATTCGTTCAAAAGGTGGAGACTTAGAAGCAGCAACTCCAAGATATATTTACTATAATGATAATAGTAGTATTGTCCTATTACAATATGGAGACTCTTCCTCAATAGATGCCGTTTTTGTAAAGAATGGGTATAGAGTTAGACTTGAGATAAAGGAAGAAAAAGCGAAGTTAGGAGAATATGACTTAAATTATAATGAAGAAGGTGTTTTAATACCTACTAGAAATATAATAAACAACCATCCTGAATACATTAAATTTATAGATGTTTTCAATAATACAACTGATATGTTTTCACATATGGGAAGTAATTTTAAAATAGGTTCTTATTTAGAGGATGATTTATTAAATTCTATAGTAGATAGAGTTTTTGCTTTAGGTAGAATTGATTTATACATTTTGCAAAAAGGTAATAAAATTTTTGCAGTTCCATCAAATAATCTGCTTAAGTGTGTTGATGTGACCAAAGGGTCTGAAATTAGGACCGCAGGAAGAAACTCATACGCTGTTTTTACACCAGATAGATTAATGACTTTTATCCATGAACAAGGTGGTACAATAGAAAATAATATAGTTACTTTAGCTTATGACCAAGATAATGAAACTGAGGCTAGAGGAGGAACAAGAATATCAAGGTATAAGATTAATAGTTTATTTTTTGTACCTTATCAATTTGTAACTATTGAGAACAATTTTGTTTCTTTTGATTTAACAAAAGTTAAACAAAATAAGGCAACTATTGCTATACACTTAAATGCAGAAATTAATGAAGATGCATTAAGAGAATCTTTTGAAGAATTAAATAGTTAAATATCTAAATTATCAATTAATCACACCATAAGGCAATAAAGAGTCTAATGGTGTTTTTTCTTTAATTTAGGAGAATTATTTTCATCTTGCTTTCATTAATATTGTCTTATATAATGAATGAACTGAAGGGGGAAATAACATGGAGAACTTAAAACAATATCAATTAAATAAAAATATTTTATGTATCGATTTAAAAAGTTTCTATGCCTCTGTAGAATGCGTTTTAAGAGGTTTAGATCCATTTAAAACTCCTTTGGTGGTTGCTGATAGAGAAAGAAGCAATGGCTCAATAGTACTTGCTGTTACTCCGTTTTTAAAAGATAGAGGAGTTCCTTCAAGATGTAGGGTATATGAACTTCCACAAGATGATGACATTATTTTTGCAAGACCTCAAATGGCAAAGTATCTAGAATACTCAGCTAAAGTAATAGGAGTTTATTTAGATTTCATAAGTGAAGATGATTTATACGTTTATTCAATAGATGAAGCTTTTTTAGATTTAACAGGTTATCTTGATTATTATAAAAAGACAGATGTAGAAATTGCAGAAGATATACTTAATGAAATTTACAATAGATTAGGACTTACTGCAACTGCAGGAGTTGGACCTAATATGTTAATGGCAAAGCTTGCTATGGATATAGAAGCAAAGAAAAGTCCAACTAATATATCTAAATGGACTTATGATGATATAGAAGAACATCTATGGCCTGTTACACCGTTATCTAAAATGTGGGGAATAGGAAGTAGAATGGAAGAACACTTAAATAAACTAGGACTTAGAAAAATTGGCGATATTGCTAAATACTCTAGAGCTTCACTTAAAAGAAGATTTGGAGTATTAGGTGAGGAACTATGGTTTCATACTAATGGAATTGATATGAGTCTAATTAAAGATAAAGACAAGTTAAGTAGAAAACCTAAATCTTATGGAATAAGCCAAGTATTATTTAAAGATTATAATGCTACAAATATTCTTACAATTATTAGAGAAATGGTAGACGATGTAACTAGAAGACTTAGACTAACAAAGAAAAGAACTAAAACAATAACTTTATCAATTGGTTATTCAAGAGGTTATGAAGACGGCTTTTCAAGACAAACAACTCTGGAACAATCAACTTCATCTACCTCAATAATTTATAAAACATGTTTAGAACTATTTGATATCTACTATGATAATTATCCAATAAGACAAGTAGGGATTAGTTTATCTAATCTAACTGATTCAAATACTTATCAATATTCATTGTTTGAGGATGCAGATGCTCTTGAAAAAGAACAGCAACTTGAAGCAACAATTGATGAGATTAAATTTAGATATGGTAATAACTCAGTCCTTAGAGCAACATCGGAAGAAGAACACTCAACTGTTAAAGCAAGAAACAAACAAATAGGAGGCCACCATGTATAAAGATAGAGGAATAATAAAGTGGGCTCCATTTGATGCACTAAATGGATTTAGAGAAACCATAGAACTTTATAAATATAATAAGGGCAAGAAAGCTAAACCAGTACTAGATGAAAACCAACTAGAAGAAATGGATCGAACAATCAAAGAAGCGATCAAAGATTATAAAGAAATTCAAGTATCATACTTTGAAGATGGTTATATTAAAGATATGTACGGATTTGTTAAGAAAGTAGATGTGATTTATAAAGAGATAATATTCTCTAAAACATTAAAACTTGAAATGAATGATGTAGTAAATATTACTATTATTGATTAATTTTTTTTACTAAACTTACTACGCCAATAATGTACGTGAACGGCGGCAAGTAGATACCTATAACATTATTAGTATATGCTGATAAGGTGTTTAGAATATGTTTACAACATACCATTGTAAAAAAGTGCTTAAAATGCTATAATTCTATTATGAGTTATGGCATTTTTTCATATAATAAGGAGGATATTATGGAACATAAAAATCATGGATACGTATATGTATTAACAAATCCAAGTTTTAAAGAGGATTGGGTTAAGATAGGTAAAAGTAAAAGATTACCTGAAGTTAGAGGTAGAGAACTTTATAACACTGCTGTTCCACTACCTTATGAAGTTTATGCGACATTGTATACAAGTAAATATAATGAAGCAGAAAAAATGATTCATAAAATGATAGATAGAATATCAGATTTAAGAATTAACAAAAGTAGAGAGTTTTTTAATATTGCACCTGAGGATGCATATGAAATACTTGCTGACATTAAAGACTTGTTAGGCGATGAAGCAACATTAGAACTAAAAGGTGATAACGTTGAAGTATTGAAAACAGATCAATCACAAACAAAAAGAAAAGTAAGTCAAAGATTTGATTTCTATTCAAGAGGAATTAAAGACGGTGATGTTATTGAGTTCGTTGATGATTCAAGTATCAAAGCAGTAGTACAAGGAGAGCGTACAGTCTTTTTTGAAAATGAGATTTGGTATTTATCACCATTAGCAAGATTGATTCACGAAAGAAAAGGGACTGTTAATTCAAGTGGTGCTTATCAAGGGCCATTATTTTTCACTTATGAAGGTAAGAAGCTAACTGATATTGAAGCAAAGGGGAATGGATATGGCAACTAAATATGAAGTAATTTATAGACAACTTATGTCTAATATAGAAGAAATTAAAGAAGTGTTTGAATATAAAAATGATTCAATTTCATTTGGCCATTTAATGCTTAAATATATATTTAACATTTCGGATCATCAAGCCAATGAATGTATGACTGATGGTGGAAATGATAATGGAATAGATGCAATTTATTTTGAAAAAGATAACAATGACAATTTAATTAGTACTCATTTCTTTCAATTTAAACTACCTTCAGATCCAACTAAATTAAATGTCGCAGTTAAAAGAGATGAAGTACTAAAGGTAATTGAAGGATATGAATATTTTACAGGCAATACTGATAAGTTTAATACATTAAAGTGGAATGAATTATTGGAAGACAAAAGAGGAGAATATTTAACTTTAAATTCATTTAATCATAATGTTTGGCTAATCAGATTTAGTACATTTGATAATTCTGAGAATGAGGAACTATTAAAGAATAAGATTAAAAGGATTGAAACAGAAACTGGATATAGTATTAATACAAATTTGTTAAAAGCAAGCGAAATTACAGAGCTTCATGAAAAGAGCAGATTAAATGATTGGCCATCGTTTGATTTGAATTATAAAAGATCTTTAGGTATATTTTCAGATGAAAATTCTTCGATTTATCATGCTTATGTTTCTATTAAAAGTATTTATGAAGCATTAAATCCTATTAAATCAATTGTCTTAGAAGGTAACGTAAGATATTATGATCCAAGATCAAACATAAATGAAGATATTAGATTGACTCTTCAAAATGATCATGAAAGATTTCATTTGTTAAATAATGGCATTACTATTGTTTGTCAAAATGTAAATGATAAATCAGCAAGTGATACATTTGTTATTGAAAGAGGAAGTATTATAAACGGTGCTCAAACTATTGGAACAATAATTAGATTCATGGATTCAATTAGTGATGAAGAAAAAGAAAAATATAATCAATCCTACGTTTATGTTAAAGTGATTAAATTGATAGATATTAATTCATTAGTAGAGGATATTGTTTTTACACTTAATACACAAAATACTATGAAGCTATCTTATAGAATCAGTAATAACCAAACAATAAAAGATATACAAACAAAAATTAATAAAGAAACAGAGTTTTTTTTAGAACTTAAAAAGAATGAATATTATCACATGAAAGACATAGAAAAGGAATTTACAAAAACCTTAAAAAATGTTATTGACATAGAACTATTTATTCAATGTTTTATTGCTTACTATAACATTCATGATTTAGGTCATATAACAAAGACAAGTAAAGGCGCTTTATTTTCTTCAGATAGATTAGAAAAAATTGTACCTCAAACAGATAAAGATAACATGTTACATTCCTATAAAGTATATATGAAATTAATGGAGATAATTAAACAATATAGATCGTATAGAAAAGATAACAATAAAACAGAGATATTTTCTATTTTAAATGTTAATGAGAGTGAAATAGACAACTATAGATACTTGAATACGGGGAACTTTATTTTATTATTTGCTATAGGTCAGTATCATGAAGTTAATGATTTAGATTATGATGAAGATAGTATTGTTCCAATAATTAAGGAATTATCTAACCTTTTTAAAGACTCAGAGAACTTATCTAATGAAACAAAGAAAAAAGAAAATTTTGATAAGATCAAAGAATTAGTTAAAGATTGGAGTTTTTAACAAAGAACTCTAAATGCCTACTGATAGCAACCAATAAACATAATAAAAGAATGAAAGAAGCAGAGTTAATAAAAAGATGATATTCTTAGATAAAATAATCATAAGATATCTGGAAGTTATCACTAGCCGCATTGAGTGTTATGTTAATAGGCAATAAGTTGTTTTTTTAAGGAAAAATAGAAATGAAGAGGATAATAATATGAAAACATTGTTATATATATTCGGTGGGCAAGCTGTAGGTAAAATGACAGTTGGAGAAGAACTGCAAAAATTAACTAACTTAAAACTTTTTCACAATCATATGACAGTTGAACTAGCTAATCATTTTTATGGTTTTACTGAAGATGATGGAAGCATACTAGCAAAAAGATATAAAGATGGATTTGCTGACTTAAGAGATAGACTCAGAGATGTTGTTTTAGATAATATTGGTAAAAGTCCATTAAAAGGGTTAATTTTTACTGCCGCTGCTTACTATGATATTGAAGAAGATATAAAGGTAATTAATGATCACACTAGCACTTATAAGGAATCAGCAAAATCAATCAATGAAGAAGTAAGAGTTCTTATTGTTGAGCTTAAATGTGATTTAAATGAAAGGTTAATCAGAAATGAATCACCATATAGATTAGAAAAAAAACCGACCAAAAGAAATATTGAATGGACAAAGAAAGATATAGAAAATCAAGTGAAAAATCATCGTGTAGTATTAAATGAAAATGAATATAAACTTTTTGATGCTGATGATTTTATAAGCATAGATAATACTAATATTCCTGCAATAGATGTAGCAAAAATTATTGTAGATAGATTTGGTCTTTAAAATAACATATAAACTAAACTTAAATAAATAACCTTTTATTTAGAGATAATAGCAAACAAAATAAAAAAATGGAGAATGTGAATTTAAATGATTAAAGCTAAAATAATAATACCAAAACATAAAATAGTAGAAGTACACGAACCACTAGATGAATCAGGTGGAGAAATAGCAACCTTAGATAATGGAATGCATACGGACTTTTATGTAGATCCATTTAACACTCACTGGTCTATTACAAATGATAAAAACCTAATTGAGTACCTAAACTATAGAGGACTTGAATTAGAATCATATAAAGTAACGTTTAGAGAAATATACTTTATTGAAAAGGATGGAATTAAAACAATAAGATTTGAACTTAGTTTTGTAGGATTTTATGAGAATATGAAACTTAAGATTGCTTTTAATCCTAAAGAAAACTTTAGTAATGTAGAATTTTTAATATTCAATGAAGATAGCATAGATGTTAAAATTTTCAATCATATAGTTCATATTGTAAATTACTTTTTAGAAGACATAGAAGGAATAACAAACTCATCATTTACAGTTGATACTAACAGAACTAAAATAATAGATTGGCTTTTAGAGTTAGAATATGAGAATAAAAAAGGATTTATAAATGCTTATGACAATTTAAATTTTGGAGTATTTTTATTAGAAAAAAAATTAATGCCTAAAAATTAAGCATTTTAATAACTTTTATGTGCTTATTAATTACTACGCCAATAATATATGCGAACGGCGGCAACTACATACACACTAAGCGCTTGAAACATAGCAACAATATGTAGATAACATACTGAGAACATACACTTACAATTTAATAGCAATTTTATGAGTCAAAAACATTTGTCCACCTTTGGTTGTACAAATAAATCACGAAATCGTGGTATACTCACTTACGATGGAGTACTGGCTCTAAAGTGCCTAGAAGTTGAAAGACCTTTTTTGGTCTTTTTTCTTTTGCAGAAATATTTGTAGTAGTCTAAAAGATAAAAATGTAACACAAGCTCGTGTTACTAAAATTCGATTGGAGAGATATTTGTGAAAAAAAAGAGCAAAAACAAAATGCCAGACACTTATCAAAAGTGGGAGAGGTCTGGACAGTTAGATGAGAAACTTGAAGGAATAAGAGAACTAGTTTCTAAAAGAGTATCAGAAGGAAAGATTGCTGAGTATTTAGGTATTAGTCAAAAAACATTAATTAGACTTAAAAAAGTATATCCTAAAGTAAACGCGGCAATTGATAAAGGTAGAGAAGATTTAAGACATGAATTAATTGATTCTATTTATAAATCTGCTGTGGGTTTTACTATTGAAAAGGTAACAAGCACTATTGAAGAAACAAAAGCAGGAACTAGAAAAAGAGTAGTTAAAGAAGCAATCTATCATAAGCCAGAAACAAAAGCTGCAATTTATTTATTAACTCTAACATTTGGTGATGAGTATCATGAAAGAAAAAGAGAGATTGATCTAATGGAACAAAGGCTAAACGCTGGCGATGAAGTTTGGATTAGTGATAAAGGTGAGGTTGCAGTAGTTGAACCTGAATATAAAAGAAGTAAGAAGGAGAAAAAATAGATGAAGATTATTTTAAGGGATGTGTATGATTTAAATGAATATGAGAATAATCCGAGACATAATGATGAAGCAGTAGATGTTGTTGCTGAATCTATTAAAGAGTTTGGATTTAAAGTTCCTATCATTATTACTAGTGATGATGTTATTGTTGCTGGTCATACAAGACTAAAAGCTGCTAAAAAACTAGGACTTAGTGAAGTTCCTTGTATTGTTGCAGATGATTTAAATGAAGACCAAATTAAAGCATTTAGATTAGTTGATAACAAAACATCTGAGGTTGCTACTTGGGATTTCTTAAAACTTCAAGAAGAACTAGATAATATCGATTTAAATTTAGTTAATTTTGGTTTTGAAGATATATACGATGATATTCCAGATAATGCAACAGATGATGAGTTCGATGTTTTTGATGAAGTTCCTGATGAACCAGAATCAAAAAGAGGAGACCTTTATGTGTTAGACGGACATAGAGTCCTTTGTGGTGACTCAACTTTAAAAGAAGACGTTGATTTATTAGTAAATGGCGTTGAAGTTGATATGATCTTCACAGATCCACCATATAACGTAGATTATGAAGGAACTGCAGGAAAGATCCAAAATGACAAGCAAGAAGATAGTGATTTTTATGAATTCTTATCAAAAGCATTTAATAACATGTTTGCTCATACTAAAAAGGGTGGTTCAATTTATGTTTGTCACGCAGATACAGAAGGATTAAACTTTAGGAATGCATACAGAAATACTGGATATAAACTTGCTTCATGTTTAATATGGGTTAAAAATGCATTAGTTTTAGGTAGACAAGATTATCACTGGAGACATGAGCCAATTCTTTATGGATGGAAAGAAGGAGCAGCACATTTCTTTGTAGATGATAGAACTCAAGATACTATCTGGGAATATAACAAACCTAAACGAAATGAAGACCATCCAACAATGAAACCACTAGAATTAGTAGGAAAAGCAATAAGTAATTCATCTAGACCAAATGAAATCATTCTAGACCTTTTTGGTGGAAGTGGCTCAACATTAATTGCAGCAGAACAACTATCAAGAAAAGGTTATTTAATGGAGCTAGATGAGAAGTATGTAGACGTAATTGTTAAGAGATATTTAAAAAGTACCGTAGGTAAGGAACTCCAAAACGCTTATCGCGTGCGCGCAGGGAAAAAAACCTACCTAAAAGACATTGAAGCATTTAATATAGAAGAAAACTCTCTATAGTGAAAAATTGACTTGCTATAAAGAAAAAGTTATTTTAATATGCT